TTCCGATCTGGGAGAGAAGATCCGTCGCCTCGGGGAGGAGCTGCCGCTCCATGTCCTCGACGATCATCTGCAGCCACGGCCCGAGGCAGTCCTGATAGAGCTGCTTGTGCTGCTCTTTGATGTTCGAGAACGTAGCGTGGTCGAGGATCCCGACGAGCGGGAGCGGCACGTGGTAATGCGAGATCACTTCCTCGGCCGTCAGTTTCCGCGACGCGTTGAACTCGGAGTCGCGAGCATTGAACGCGTTCTGCTTGTAGTCCATGCCATCTTCGAGCACGGCCGTGGAGACCGCCGCGCCGACGTACTTGGACTGCCACTGCTCCCGGAACATTTGCCGCTGGTCGTTGGTCCACTTCGGCGCCGCGAGCGGCCGGGTGATCACGCCGTCGATCCGCGAGGCGTTCCGCCAGTACTCGGCACGATAGGCGGTCTGCGCGGCGTCTTCGGCGAGCACCTGGCGCAGCGTCTCCAGGGGCGACAGCCCCATCAGCGGGTTGTGGGGGTCGTAGCCGCCGAAGTGGACGACCTGGTCGAGGGCGAGCGGAATCTCGTGCCCGTCGGGCAGCGTCCACACGTACCCGCTCGGCACCAGCCAGCCCTCGACCGTCATCTGCTCGGGCGGCAGGCGCACCAGCCCAATGGCGCCGCGGGGCTTCGGTACCTTCAACCAGTAGGCGTTGAAGTAGATCCCGATATCCTTCATGAGCGCGTCGAAGAGCCGATAGCGCGTGGTGCCGCCGTTCGGGCGCTCGAGCCACTGCAGGACCTCGTGGCCGGCCAGCCGCTCCCGGTCCAAGTCAGAGACGCGCCGGAAAGCGTGCAGCCCGACCTGGGCGATGTTCCGGGCAATGAAGTCGATCACCTTCCGCACGTTGGGCTGCGTGCGGTAGATCCACGCGTACGTCGCCGCGCTCATGCTGTCGATCCACGACCCCTGCGTGCCCACGGGAGACGTGTCGAGGCGCGGCTGTCCCGTCGCGATCGTCTGCAGGCTCCCGCCGGTGCGCACGATCACGCCCCGGCCTCCGGGAGCACCTGCACGAAGGCGACGTTGCTCCGATGAATGATGACCTCGCCGTCCATCGGCGTGGCGGCGCTCGCCTTGACGACCGCGACGTGTCGAAGCACGAGCCACGCGCCGCGGGTGTGCCAGGGCACGGCGCGGAACGCCATCTCGGCATCCGACTTCATCGTGATGAGACACGCCCGGTAGAGAAACGGGGGTCGCCACCAGCCGAGCCAGCGCAGCACGCCGATGAGAATGCGACGGCCGGGGACGGCGGCCCTAGTTTCCGTACGGAAATTGCCGTCCCGGGCGCGACTGGGCGCACCATGCCGGCATGCCCACGCTCACGATTGCCCCCGGGTTGTTCGCCTGGACGCTGGCCCTCGAGGACGGCACGGAACTCCAGGTGCCGGCGTCGTCCGCTCAGTCCGCGCTCGCCGGCACGGTGCCGTCACCCGTGATCGGCCTCACGCGGGGCGCCGTGCTCGATGGCAGCGTCGTCAGTACGCCGCCGGTGCTCGGCTCCCTGGTACCCACGTCCGCCCAGATCGGGGCGGCGAACTTCACGCTGCGCGTGCTCGGCACCGGGTTCCGGCCCGACTCCGTGATCCTGTGGAACGGGGGCCAGGAGCCGACGACCTACGTGAGCCCGACCGAGGTCACGACCGCCGTGAACATGGCCACCGCCACGACGCCGGCGCTGATCCCGATCCAGGTCCTGAACCTCCCCGGCGTCCTCAGCAACACGCTCACGTTCGACCTGCAGCCGGCGGCCGGCGCCGGGACGACCGGCACGCCGCCGCCGGCCTGTTAGCCCGGCCCATGCCCGCGCTGCTCGTCTCGCTCGTCGTCACGATCGCCGTCGTGGGCTGCGTCGTGTGGATCGTGGTGACCTACGTCCCGATGCCCGAGCCGTTCCGGCGCATCCTCGTGGCCGTGGTCGTCCTGGTGCTGCTGGTGTGGCTGATCCAGGTGGCCTACGGCCTCAGCCTGCCGCCGGGGTGGCGGTGATGCCGCTCCCGCCGTTGTCGTGTCAGCGGTCGTCGTCCTCATCGGACGGGGGCCCGGCGAGGTAGCGATCGACGGCGCGGCGCATCAGGTCCGGCACCTGGCGGCGTTCCGCGTTGGCCCGGGCGTGCACGCGGTCGAAGGTGCCTGGGGGCAAGCGCACGTTGACTTGGGCGGCCGGGCCGCCGTCGCCCAGCGGCCGGCGTCCCACCGGGCGGGACCGCGAGTTGTTGTCGTCACTCATGCGACCACCAAGGCGGGATCCTCGGCCGCCGGCTCGTGCACGGTCAGCGTGGCCAGTTTGCGCGCGAGCAGCGCCGCGATGATCGGGTCGATGCGCCCGCGGCTCCGCTTCTTGACGGGGTAGATATTATCCTTCCCGTCCCGATTCACGACGACGTTGCTCGCGCACCAGGCCATGACGGGATGGCCGCCGGCGTCGACCAGGCCGTCGAGCACGTCGGCCTCAAAGTCCTTCGCCGGCCCAGACATCTGCAGCATCGACTGCGTGATCTCGATCATGCTGATCCCGTCCTCGTTCTGCAGGAGGTTGACAAGGTTGCCCGCGTTGTACGGATCGATGCCCACGGCTTGCACGTCGAACCGCTGGACGGCCGCGACGACGATCGCCCGCACGGCATCCTGATCGATGCGGTTGCCCGGGCACGTCTGCAGGTGGCCCGCCTCGGCCCACTCGAGGTACGGGGCGCGGTCCCGGTGCGCGCGCTCCTCGAGCGTATCGGCCGGGGTCAGGCACCACGGGATCAGGCGCCACTGCTTCCGGGCCTCCGTGGGCGGAAACACGGCGACGACGGCCGTCAAGTCGATCTTCGAGCTCAGGTCGATCCCAAGCCAGCAGGTCTCGCCGGCCATGTCCTCAGCCGTCCACGTCGACTGCCCCGCCCGCCAGCCCTCCATCGAGAGCCAGGGCGCCAGGATGTTCACCCACAGGTTCAGCCGCTTCTGTTTGAAGGCGTTCGCCGCCGCCGGCATCTGCTTCGCCTTGTGCGCGAGCGCCTTGAGGTCCTCCGGCTTGACGCTGATCCCATAGTTCGGGTTCGCCTTCTTCCACGTCGCCACGGCCCACGGATCGTCCTCGGGATCGGCGTGCGCGATGAACGCGAAGAACGTCTCGTCCACGTGCGCGCGGTCGAGAATGCGGCATGCGTAGAGATGCTGGTCGCCGCACGGAGACACCGGGTCGTTGCCGGCGGTGGTGATCCACTTGATCAACGGTTGGCGCCTGGCGCCCGTCGCCGTTTCCATCACATCGATCAGGCCGCGCGACTTGAGCGCGTGCGCCTCGTCGATCGTCACGATGTGCGGATTGAGCCCGTCAGTCGAATCGCGATCCGCACCCAACGGTTCGAGCTTCGCCGCGGTCGCCTCTCGGTGCAGGTTTGTCGTCAGTACGCCAATGCGGGCGCAAAGGGCGGGATTCGCGAGCACGAGCCGTTTGCAATCGCTGAACGCGATGTTGGACTGCTCGCGTTTCGTCGCGACGATGTAGCCCTCGGCGCCTGCCTCGCCGTCGAAGAACGTCACGTACAACAGGACAATTGCCGACTCTAGGGTCTTCCCGTTCTTGCGTGGGAGCTCATCGTAGGCGGTCCGGAACCGCCGAAGCGCTGTCTCGCGATGCACCCACGCGAACAAGGATCCGAGCCGGAACAGTTGATGCGCTTCGAGCACGATGGGCCGGCCGGCCCACTCGCCTTTGTAGTGCCGGAGCTTCCCTGCGAACCGGTAGAAGCGATCCGCGAGCTCGGGCGCGAACCGATACGGGAACTTCGGCGACGGGACCCGCGCCCGATCGCGGAGATGCCGGGCGCACGCGAGCCGATGGTACGTGCCCGCCACGACGCGCCCGCCGACGACATCAGCGGCGTAGCGGTCGATCGGATGGGCCACGGGTGGAGCTTATTGGAGCGCGCCCGGTGGGGAATCGAATTCGGAGAAGTCGTCGCCCGCTGGCGAGACGGCGCCCTCGGCGACTTTCACGCGCGAGCGGCTCGAGGGCGTGAGCCCGAGCTCGGGCCAGAGCTTTTGACAGGCCGCCAGGGCGCGCGTCGCAATCGACAGGTGCGGGTTCGGCACCGGGTAGCCGTTCCGGGTGCTGATGGTCATCCCGGCCCGGGCGACTTCTGCGAGGGCGACCAGGTAGCGCGCCCACTCGAGACACAGCGCCGTGAGCGCCGCCCGGTCGGCCTCGGTCACCTGGCGCGACCTGCCGAGCATCGGCGCCAGGCGTTGCCACTCGGTCACGGCCACGGGAAACGGGATCAGTTCCTCGGGGATGCTGACGGCGAACGCGGGCAGGTGCGGCTCGGCGACATTGAACGGCCGGCGCCCGGGGTTGCCCTCGAGGCGCCGCTGCTCGGTGGGTTTGGGTTTTCGCCCGCGCATCGGAGAGCGATCATTATCGCCCCGTGTCCGCGTGCCGAGCGCTGGCAGTTCGATACAGCTCGATCTTGGACGCGTCGAGCACCGGGACCGTGATCCCGAGGCCGCCCAGTGGAGACGGGGGCGGCAGATCTCGGCGGTCGCGCATGAGCGCATCGAACACGGTGAGCAAGGCATCGGTCGCGTGCGCCAACGCGTCCGCCTCTGTCTCCCCAAACGACACCGCGCCCGGCACGTCCGGAAACGTCGCCAGCAACGTGCCGTTGTCGTCACGTTCCAGGTGCACCCGATAGAACATCAGACCTCTGCCCCCTCAGACTGCGACGCGCCCAGCGGCTGAGTGACTACCGCGTAGCAATTTGAACCCCTAGAGCCGTCCAGAGCTGTGAAGAGCCATGGACTGCTATCTAGAGATTCCCCAAGGATTCATTGAGGGATTGCGGGAAAAGGTGGTCGGGGCGACTGGATTCGAACCAGCGACCTCTCGGTCCCGAACCACCACAGATCGGCGAAAAGACCTCAGGGAAACAGGCCAGTTCCGACCCTGTGTGACTACCGCGTAGCAATCTCACCGGCTGACCCCCGCCACCGCAGCGAGTAGCCGGTCGCGCCGCGCGTGCGCGTAGCCCTGCACCGTCTTGAGGCTCGCGACCCGCGCGCCCTGCCGCGCCACCTCGGCGTCCGTCCGCTCGACCAGCCGGCTGATGAACTCGTGCCGGACCGTGTGCCATACGAGCCCGTGTGCGCGGCCTGGCTCCAGGCCGGCCAGTTCGTAGAGCTCGCGCCACAGCAGGCGGAAGCCCTTCGCTTGGCGCCCGTCCTCGGTGCCGAAGATGAACTGCCGCGACGGCTTGTTGTTCTTTAGCTGGAAGCGCCGCGCTTCCAGCAGCTGCACGAACCGCGGTGTGAAGGCGAATACCTCCTGGTTCTTCCCCGTCGTCGCGCCGCCCTTGGTGATGTCGGGCGGCAGCGTCAGCACGTAGCCTTGCGCGACCACCTGGCCCGTAGTGTCGTGCACGGGCACCAGGCGCCAGCTCACATGGTGCAACTGCACCTTGAGCATCTCACCGGCCCGCAGCCCGCCGTCGAAGGCGCCCACGAGCCGCCGGCGCATCTCGGTGCCCTTGGTGCCGGCCACCAGGTCGTCGCCCCGCCAGATATCGCCGTGCTTGATGGCTGACACGACGGCCGGCGAGATGGAAAAGCGCGCGCCCACCACCTTGCCCTGCTCGCCGCCTGCGAGCGCGGCGCGAATCGCGTCAGCCTGCTCCTGGGTCAACTTCTTGCGCGTCGAGCGCGGCCGCGGCCGATTCAGTTGGTCGACGACCTCGAAGAGTTTGGCCTCGACCTCCTCGACCAGGTGGCGTTGCTTGAAGTGCTCTGGCTGGAACGCCTTCCGCTGCTCGATGCGGTCGACCGGGTTCTGCGCAAGCCGCCCCCAGCGCACCGCCTGGCGCAGCAGGCGCCCGAGCAGCTCGCGGTAGTTGTTCCAGGTCTTGTCCGACCACTCGCGCGCGGTGGCCGTCACATTGAGCCACTTCTCGATGTCCTCGACGGCGCTCTTCCCACCCAGCTGCTCAAGGCTCAGTGAGCCCAAGCGCCCCTTCGCCAGCACGCCCAGCTGCGGGGCCAACGACGTTGAGCGGAGTTTGCGCGCCTGCGCCACGTGGGTCATCCACTCGTCGATGAACAGGCGCAGCGTCTGTGCGGTGCCAGCCGCCTCCTGCTCGCCGGCCGGG